CACCGACTTGTGCATAAGTAAATGTGGTTGTAGTTGGTGTACTTGCAATTAAAAAGTCACCATTAATACCTGTGTTGGTATCTGCTTTTACAGTTACTGTTTCACTTGCAGTATATCCATGATCTGTAGTTGTAGTTACAGTCACTACATTAGATGTACGCTCTATGTTGGTAATGATACGACTAGATGTGGATACATTATCAAAATTAACACCATCAAACTGATACAATGCTGTTGCACTACCAGTAAACAAATCTGTTTGTGTAGCAAACTTTGCAGATACCACAGAGTTTAATTGTTCTGGAGCATTAGAACCATATACTTCTGCTTGTGGAAATGGTCGATAACCTGTAGCACTAGGAATGACATTTTTAGCATCAACTAATGCACCTGTCACTGATGGTTGGTCAGGTAACCACTCTGTAAACATTATCCTTTGCGTTGCCATATATTTGTATTTCCTATTTGTTCTGTCCAAGTATCGCTAGATGCAGATACCTCTGTCCATGTTTCTGTACCAATAGTAGCATCTGACCATTCTTCACCTAATACATAACCAATACCTTCTACTGTAGCTATTGTTCTGATAGAACCATCATGAGTTCTTACTCGTCTATAAACAATGCCTACATCACCAGTAGCAGATATGTCGCCATTGGTTGTTCTTATTCTTCTAGCATTACCTGTGACTGTAGCACTTGCTGTTATATCACCTTCACCAGCTAAAAATACAATGCCATCTGCTGTAACAGATACATTGCTAAAGATAGAACCTGTTGCTCTTGCTAAAGAGAATCCATCTGCATCAACTAATGCGTATGCAGAGATAGATCCATCGTTAGTACGAATACGAACATAAGTTACATCTGTCGTTGCTGTGCCGTTGATACTGCCTGTGAATAAACGAGTAACTTGTGGTATTGCTGTTGATGTGGCATTAGCAGATATATCACCACTTGCTAAAGCTAAAGAATAACCATTAGCAGTTACAGTAGCATCAGATGTAATATCACCTGAACCAAACTGTATGCGATAACCTATTGCAGATACATTAGCATTGGCAGTAATATCACCAACACCGAGTAATACATCACCGCCAAGAGTTGAGTATGGTGACTGTGAATATGCAGTCAGTCCAAACATTAGTCTGCCGCTTCTGGTGTATTACCTTCTTCTACCCATTCTAGGTATTCTTGGTAGTCTGTGTTAGCATTGTCTTGAGGTATAAAAGCATTATCTGAAATTCTGCAAATAACTGTTGTTGTTCCATCTTCAAGATTTATTAATTTATACATAATTATAACTCCGCATCTATTTGAACAGGGTTGCTTGTGTTGTTAGTTTTTAATAATTCTGACTGACCAGAAGTTAATCCTGATGCAACATCAATTTGCAAAAATGCTGATTTTGTTGTAACAGCACTACCAACTACTACAGCTGTTGAGGTTATGTTAGTTGCTCCTGTAAATACAGTTAAATCAGTATTACCTACAGTGATAGTTGGAGCTGTTCTTTTTTGATTGTAAGTAATTCCTATACGGCATCTTGTGCTAGATGAACACGCTACAGCACCAGTAAAATAATGGTCATCTTCAGTGCCAAAGTTTTCATAATACCTCTGACATCTTGCTAACTCCATATCGTATGGTACAAATTCGAAGTCGGATGCGGAATCGCCAACCTCAAGCTGAACACCTGTGATTTGCCATGTCGCTCCGCTAGTTTCAGGTATTGCATTTGTGGCATGACCATAAGCAAAGTTGGTTGTAACATAAGATTGCCAAGTTGTATTGTCTGCAGATGTAACTCCGTTTGCCGCTCCTAAAAACCAACGCAGTCCTAAACTTTGGTTATTATCATTATCTAATGTTCCTACTGTATCACCATCAAATGTTATAGTTTTCTTTTCCCAAGTGTTAGTTGCATTAATTGTATATGTTGAACCAATTACCCTAGTGCTGTCAACATTATAAAGACTAACAGCTAGAGTACCTGTAACTGAACTCTTTACCCAAAAAGATAATGTTAATTTTTTAGCTGATGCTGTGCCATAGCTTAAATGTTGAAAATGTTGACCTTCCATTCTATGTTCAACTGTAAAATATTCAGTTGTTCCTGTATCCATAGAAGTTTCAGCAGTAGTCATTTCTACCTTGAATGAATTACTGAATCCTTCACCTGATGGCACATCTGTTGTTTGTGAATCTGTCCAAACCGCTTGGTCTCTACCTGAAAATGCAGTTCTAAATCTATCAACTGTATATCCTCCAGTTGTTTGTCCTGATGTAGATGTCCCCCTCTGTGCTATCCTCATATCACCATTGATGATAAGGTTCTTTCTTGCATAGGGTGTAGCAGCAGTCGACTGGTTAGAACCATCGTTAAAGTCTATCCCTGTGCTTCCGTTTAATTCAATACTCATTCTATTGCTCCTAACTGTTCCTCTGTGGGTTTAGCTAATGTTGGATGATTCCAAGATTTTATGTAGTCACCTTTGCCATCGCTGTCGTTTTGTAGCATGATTGTGCCAGTGATAGGCATAAAGTCTGCATCTGTTAATAATGGATGTATTTGTTTTATTTTTTGTATTAAGTTCATATATGTTACCCTATTAATTTATATGCTGAAAAATTAGAATATACACCACTCGTTACAGTAAAATTTCCACTATTTTGTGTATTGCCAAAAGCATATATTTCTAAATAATCTCCATCAGACAAATCTACTACAACTGATAATTGTTTGCTCATATCACGCAAATAGTTAGAGGAATAATTGTCATACTCAACACGAAATGCACTTCCATTTTTATGTAAAGATAAATAGGTTTGAACTAAATTAGCAGAAACCCCAGTAGCTACTCTAACACAAGCATTAACTTGATATTTTCCGCTACCTCCAGAAGGTACTGTAAAACGATATAAGCTAGTATCAAAAGCAGAATTTGTATCTATTTCTACGCTGTCAAATTCAACTTTTGTAACAGTATTATCTGAACCAGTGGTGTCAGCAGACATATATGCACTAAATATAGGTGTATTAGTAGCAACATCTGTGGTAGTTAGTGTACCTGTTGCTGCTGGTAATGTTAATGTATTCGTTCCAGCAACTGCTGGTGCGGATATGGTGATTTCACCAGAGGTGTCACCTGTAAGTTTAATTGATGCCATTATACAGTTGCTCCTTTTAATTCTTCAACAGTAGTCATACTGTCAACAGTGTTAGTAATATCACGCAGTCTTTGTTTCTCTGCAACGATAGCAGATGTATCTTCACCAGCTTCTTGTGCTTTCATGAATAGAATGTCTTGTTCTTCAAGCAAAGGTTTGCGTTCTGCACGAAGTCTATCTTTAGTGATGTCTTTAGCTTTAGCTATGTCTATTTTTATTCCCATGTCCATGCGTTCCTAAAAGTTCTATCAGAAGGTATTTCTGATGCGTTTACAATATGATACTCTTTACCAGATGGTACATCTTTAGCTGCTATTTGCTCAATGGTCAATCCACAATCTGCTGGAACAATTATGGAGATTGTGCCATCATCGTTTTTATATACTATTCTTTTATCCATAATTTATCCTTATCTAAATATTGCAACATTGATTAGGTCTGAATCTAATGAAGATGCAGTTGTAGCACCTTTGATAGTAAAACTTACACTACTAGCATCATAAGCATAAACAGCTGTTGTTCTGTTAATAGTGCTATCTCCATCAATACCTTGAGTAACATTAACACAATGATTAGCGTCAGACATTGCTGTAGTAAAGTTTACTGTATATCTTCCAGTTGCTACATCTGTAATACTGCTTACATTACCACTAGCACGAATAGATGGAGTACCTGTACCATCAAAATTAACCCATGCACGAGCAGAGTAACTAGGTGCAGAACCACTTGCTGTTGATAAAGCTGTTGCTACATCTACTGCTTTGCCACTTGCCATTGCAATACCTGTACTACTGACTGTAGCAATGTCTGTACCACCACTCTGTAGTTTTATTTCACCAGATGTATCAGAGGTAAACTTTAAACCATCTGATGTATCTGCGTTAATTATAGAACTCATATAACTTCCTTATAATATAACCCATCTTTGACCAGATGGAATTGTTACTGTTACGCCTGAACCAATTGTAATTGGACCGACACTCATTGCATTTTTGTTTGTAGATAAAGTATAGTTGTTATTGACAGTCAGTGCATTTTCTACGAATACTTCATCTCCACCTGCACCTGTTGTACCACCACCGACAGTTGCCCATGTTGTGCCATCATAACCTTCAAAACGACTTTCTGTAGTATTATACCTTAACATCCCTTGTAATGGTGACCCATTACGCTGACCTGTTGTACCTACAGG